ACTATTATACGGGGTCTCTACTGAGAGAAAGTTACGCACGAATTGCTGGTTCGGTGCGAGTTCTATCTGAGCGTTACACAGAATCTCGGCCTCTTCTTCCACATTCTTCGTATTATCGACATCCATCTTGGTATCAAAGAACTCCTTCCGGAGGGCGATTTTGGTATTGAAATTCGGGTCGTTTAGGGTGGGGTATAGACCCTTCTCGGCGGCGGCGGCGGCGGCGGCTTCGTCGCCACTATCATCATCGCCCGGCAATATGCCTATATCGTGTAATGTCATCTCTCGTTCTAACAGTTCCTTTTTAAGGAGGAGCTTATTAAACTCTTTATTAAATGGATTATTCAGTTCTTCGGGCTTTAATCGTTTGCGTCCATCATCGAGTTCTTTTTTCATGAGTTGAATCCGTCGTCGGGGATCGACTGGTGGAACTGCTGCTGCCGCTGCCGCTGCTACTCCACCTGATGCGGCACCGACGCGTTTTTTGGGTGCGGGTTTAATCGTGCGTTTTGCGCCGGGGACAGGCTCAGGCTCATCAGGCATCATCGCAAGAGCCGCCGCGGCGACGGACGCAACAGACGGTCGAAGGAGCGGGGGTGGAGTCGCCGCCGGCACCGCAATCGTAATTTCTATCGGTACATTTTCATCTTCTTGTGACATTTCCGTATTTACTTACTTAATGTTTGTATGTATAATGTGCCTTTATATATCTACATGAAATAAAAAGGAACTGTAATCACTACGTCAAAATATGCGATAGCGGGATAATATGTTATTGATTTTTTGAACAATCCCAATCTTTTCTAAATTATAAGGGCGTATCGTGCGAATACACTCGTCAAACGACATCCATTTCATTAGACCCACCTCCATAATATCATGTGCCTTTTTCGGCTTCTTATCTAAATCCACCATTGCGAGAAAATACTTCTGTTTATAACACTTCATATCCGACCCCATAAATATTTCTTCAAACGGAGCAATATTTTGTATGACGTTATCCGTCGTGATATCATACCCCGTCTCTTCCAGACATTCCCGCAGTGCACATGGAAGGTCTTTTTCGTTATAATTTCGCCGCCCCTTTGGAAACCCCCATTCAGTTTCAGTCCATCTTGTTGTGGATGCCTCGATAAACTGATGAAGTGTCTTGCTGCGTCCGTCCTTTGTGCGTATTCCTCCCAAGACCTGCCGGTATTTTTCATACGAAATATGCTCTTCATTTTTATACTGGCTTCCGCGTGTATATTCCCCCCATAATAGCCGCCACAATTGCTCGAATGTAAGACGCAGCAGACTATCCTTTTCAGTCATCGTCATTTCATCAATAATACGCTGAATGTATGCTTCGTCGTTTAATGAATATTTACCGCGTATAAAATCGACAAACCCGAACGAGTCGCGGCGGCGTATCATTAGAAATTCTGGGCCACTCTCGCCGCAACGAAACGCAATGACGCCTATACTTGTAATTGGTGCGCGACAATTATTATACACATGATTCGTGCGATTACAATTGTTACAAAAATATTTGTTCGTCTCGGTCATCGCAGTCGCCGAGGTGGCCGGACTTAATGAGACGCTTTTACCGCCTCGATACAGCGTCGCTGTTCCTATAGCCGCCGACGATTTTATAACGGTTCGCAATTTGCTAATTTCTAGATAAGACATTTCGGATTTAGGGTTGTTTAGTTTTAATGTTTCGGCACAGTGTTCATTTGGAAATACTGACGCCGAAACCGACGCCGAGGCCGACGCCGACGCCGCCTCTTCTGCCATGTTCGTTCGCTTAATCGTAATTCATTTATTGTTTTTATGTCGTTTCATTATAGTATGATGAAACTCGACGCGAAAATATGGGGGCCACATTACTGGTTCGTTTTAATGACAGTTGCGGTCAATTACCCCGACCATGTAAATGACGTAGTTCGAAAGAAATACTACGACTTCGTCCAGAATTTCCCGATGCTCATTCCCGAACCGGAAATGTCGGCAGAGTTCGAGAGAATGTTGTCTAAATATCCGGTCACGCCTTATTTAGACAATCGCGATTCGTTTATTCGCTGGGTTCATTTCATCCACAATCGCTATAATGTTCTTTTGATGAAGGATGAATTGCCGTTACACGACGCACTCGAGAGATATTATCTACATTATCGCCCGAAACCAATACAGATATTAGAGGAACTGAAATACCGAGAGAAATTGGTGTATCTACTCATGGTTGCGGGACTTGGCTACGCAGCGTATTACTATCATAATCGATGAGGTTCGAAACGTTGCCAGCGTATTCCTCCGTTGATTTATTCGCTGCTATATATAACCGCTTACGAAATGGCAAAGACCGAGTATATCGTGTTTATTATTACTGCCGTCCTTATTGTGAATACGTATTATGACGGCCACTTGATAAAAATGTTTCAAAGTAATCAAAAGTGGATTAAAATGGCGACATTTGGGTTTATAGGCTTGTCGCTTTTTATGTTTTTGCGACGCAATCCGGAAAACTCTAGGCAATTATTCTATCACGCCAACGATATTATTAAGTATATGCCGATTAGTAAAGGGACTGCGGATATGATAACGCCGTTTTTTGATATGACGGGGGGTCCGCCGGGGGTTCCGCCCCCCCACGACGGCGGTGCTATGGGCGGGGCGATGGGCGGGGCGATGAGTAGTGCGATGGGAGTAAGAACCGCGCAACCAATCGCACGTCCGTCGTGGGGGGGCACCCCTCCGGGTGCAACCGCTGCTGAACGCCGTGTGCTCAACTCCGGTAAAGGGTCTAGCAAACGCAGTGTTAGTGAAACGAAGAAAAAGTATGTTGCCGCACAACAGGGTTGGAAATGCGGGGATTGTCAGCGCCAACTTCCCGCATGGTTCGAGGTCGACCACGTCATCGCTTTAGAACATGGCGGTTCAAATCACGTTGATAATTTAGTCGCTTTGTGCCGCGACTGTCATGGGAAAAAGACCGCGATGTCGTTTTTGTAATTCATGGCCTCCTCTGTCGAAGGTCATCCGTAATCGGGACGACATTATTATATCTTATAATTATAACTGATTGTTGTTATCATTATAAATAAATAATAGTAAAACAACAAATAATGGATGAATTTTTGAACGATTTTGGGGGATTTATGAATACTAAAGTTGTTGAACCCGCTAGTAACATTATCAGTGGTTTGTGGAAGTTCTTGAATTATGTTTTTAAGTTGTGGGATGTTCACGTGGCTGGGTTGTGGGGCAGTGGCGGAGTTAGAGTGTTTTTGGTTTTCATTCCCGCTCTTCTTTATATTATAGCCCTGTTACTAGCGTCTGGGATATTTGTGGGGGGTGTGGTGGTGGTGGGAGTAGTAGCAGCAGCAGTAGCCATTGTAATAATAGTTATAAGATTAGTTCTATTTTTATTATACGAATTATGGGTGGCAGCAACTGCTGCTAAACAACAAATAGGAGAAGGAGCACAAAATGTAAAAAACGCATATAACCTCAATATTGGCAGACCGCTCGCTGCCGCACCTGGAAATGTCGTTACCGCTGTGAGTAACGCAAGGTTAACAGACCAATCCGCCGACACCACGCCAACCGCAGATTCGCTCCATATCAGCACACTATTGAATTATCTCCCCATCATCGTTCTCGTCATCATATTATTAATCGGGTTTGTATCATGGGATTTAATGACGGATAATTGGCCGATTATTGTAACGCTGCTTCTTACATTTATTTACGTGGTGTATATGAATTATTTGACTCCGAGCAAGTTTATTGAATTGAAAGACGACCGACCGATTTTACCATCACCGCCTAAAGATCTTCCAACGAGAGATAACGCAGCCGTTTTTATTCGGTATCTTGTTCTGGTCATTTTAATTATTTTGGGTTTGGGTTTTGGATTTGGCAGTATTTCAGCATCTGCTTCGACGAAGGTACACAATGAAGACCTCACTCGAAGTATGATAATATTCGGGTCTATGTTTTTAGTTGGCGGGGTTATATATTTTATATTTCAACAGTTTTGGAATGACACCAAATCACTTTCCGATTATATACATTATGTTGTCCTCTCTTTTATTATCGGTATTCTGTTGATTGTTCGCGGAAATGAAATCAATAAAAATATGGATAAAGTAAAAGACGACCCGTTATTGAGTGCAGAAAACAAGACAAAATTCGCAGAAACTAGTGCGGATTTGTTATTAGGTTTTGGCTTGTTTTTCCAGATTGCGTTTTTTATGGCGGTTGGTTATTTTGTTTGGAGGTATTCAAAAAATGCAGTTGATGTCGGGTTACGTTTGTTTATGATAGTATCTCTTATTGGAATACCCGCATCTGTATTTATGGCGGCTAGTCAAAAGGATCCTGGTATTACTGGAGCCCCAAATCTAACCGAATATGGCCAAAAAGTATTTTTAGTTCATGGTATTATCTGGTTTATCGTATTGGGAGGGCTTTTGCTAACACTATTCGGTCAAACAGAGCAATTAACCGTTCATACATTTTTACAGAAGTATTATGTGTTGCCTATAATTGTAGTAGCCGTCGGTTATATTACTTTTCCAAGTTATTTTCAAGATATAATGCTTAAAGAGCCAACAAAGGATGAAATTTTGAATATGGACAAAGATAATGAATTCGCAAAAAGTGGCTATTATCAACAACTCCGCGCCGAAGTAATAAAGGACTTACAAGAAAAAGACCCAAATATCGACCTGAAACCCACGAATCAAACACTAACAGATGCGATACAAGCGCGACTTGTTGAAGATAAAAAGAAATCATACACGCCGACTAGTGCGTTGTTATGGATATTTTCGGTAATTTCGGTTATTATTGTCACAATTATGGCAATGGCGTTTAAAAGCAGAATAGACTTGGGGGGTGGTGGCGCAAGTGCGTATACGACTGGTGCTGGTACTGTTACTGTTACGTCTATTGACGATTATGTCAAAACCAAAATAATAGAGGATAAAATGCTTTCAGATGACTGGGATAAAATATTATCATCAAACGCTAACAATAATTTCTTTGCGACATTAAAAATTAGGTCGGCCAAATGGT